GTTCTTTTGCGTCTGGCCGCTCGGTAAGTTCGCCGCAGGGTTTGGCTGGAAAAGGTTGCGCGGGTTCGCGACGCCTCGGTCGTTGAAGATCAGCGCCGCCTGCTGCGACGAGAAGCGCACGCCGGCCTTTTCCGCCTGCAAGATTTCGTGCAGCATCCGCGCCGTCTGAATCGCGCTGTGCAGGTCGGTGACGCCGCGATATTGGTCCACGCGGAACGGGTCGAAGTAGTGGCAGAACTGATTTGCCGGAATGTCCTCCGCGCCGAAATAAACGCCTTCACGCGTGACTCGGAAAATCCGGTAAGCGACCGGCTGGCCGAAGTCGTTCGTGATAATACCTTGGAAGTAATTGTTTGAGGCGACGGCTGACTCGTTCGGGTTGCCGATGCGCGTCGCCGGCACGAGTTGCAGTTTCAAACCCTCGCCGCTGCGCCGAATCACGAAACCACAATCGCCGTCAATCGGACGTTCCTCGGCCGCGAGCTGCACGAGCTTTTTGAAGCTGTGCCGGTTCGTCACGTCGCAGTTTTTGCACCACGCGTGGAAATAGTCCGAGACGATTTGATTGTAGTCGCGATCGCCGGTCGTCGGTGAGTATTCGTGCGGCGTCAGGTAGAGCCCGAACTTGCGCGAGATTTCCCGAGCCTCGGGAAAATTGTCCACAAGGTCGCGTGCCTCATACATCATCACCACCCGGTCCCGCTGATTCTGCGAACTCTCGGCCGGCTGGGTGTATTGCTTCGGCGAATACATCCGATTTGTCCGCGCCGCGTTATACTCAAAAAGCGACTTCTGCACGCGAGCTTCGAGACGCTTGAGCGCCCACGTCGGCGCGATGTTCTCAAGCGCGCGGTCGATCCAAGGTTTGTCCGCGACCAGTTTTGACGCGTCGAAAAAGTCGGTGCTCATGTGATTAGTTGCCGGTGAAGCTGACGAAGGTCGTATCCGTTGACGATCCGGCCGCGTCGGTCAATGCGTCCTGTAAATTGCCGAGCATGTTGTTGAGCGCGTTCAGGTCTGCCCGGCTTACGCTCTTGCCGTTGAGCGAGTAACTCTGGTTGAGCAGCACCGCCTGAATCGCGTCAATCGTCTTGGTCTTGAGCGCGGTAAGCGTCGCGGTGTCCAGTCCGAGAAATGGGTTGTCGAGCATACCACTGCTCGAAACGTCAAACCGGCCCCGGGCAACGCCCAGAAACATTAAAAAGCACCGCCCCATAAGCCCTACTTTATCAGGGGAAGGCTTATGGGGCGGAAGGCGAACTCTCTTCCGCACGCATCCGGTTGAAGGGAGCTAAGCAGTTGGGTGCTCGATCAACGTCGAAGAGTGTTCGGCTGCCACTGCTTGTCAAGGTCGGATGCTTAACCCTGTAAGTCTTTTGGCGGCGCGTAGCGAATCACGTTCGCAATCGTCGCCATGCAGAGGAGCATCGCCGAGGTGTCGAGACCGTGATTCGGCGCGTTGCTTTTCACTTCGCGCCACTCCCAAACGCCGGTCCGAATCTCGACCTTGGACTCGCCCTTGAGATGCTCTAGATACAGCGGGTTGACATCGGCCGGCAGGAGCCACTTGAGATCGCCCTTTGCCTCCAGCGCGTTCGCGAGGAGGTCCTTGAAATAGTCGCCGCTCCAGTCGTAATAAAAAACGTCTCCGCCCCGGTAGTCGCTCACTCGCGGTTCGCTGAACGGGAAGTTAATGAGCTTGTCGGTCGCCTCGTCCCTCATCGTCCACGTCTTTCGAGCGTAACCGCGCATCCCTCGCCAGCCGAAGTCCGCGCAATCCCGATCAACGTCGGCCGGCCGGTAGCCGCGATCCTGAGCGACGCACGCGTCCTGTACCTTGTAACGGTGCTGCAACTGCCGGAGTTGGTCCCGCGTCTCGACGCGCCCGAAATAGAGCTGCCGGTAAGTCGGTCCGGTCGCTGAGCTGAACGCGCCGATTTCGACCCACCAATGGTCTTGCTGCCGGTCGATTGCCATGAAGCGGATGACCTCGCCGTCGATCGCCTCGCCGTTGCTGAACTGAGCGACGCTGTAATCGCTCGCCTGCACGAAGAGGTTGACGACCTTCTTCTCGACGATCCACGGCCGCGCCTCGCGCTTAGTCCGAAACTCGATCTTCATTTTGTCGTCACCTTGGCGCACGAAATGATTGTCCGCCTCGCAGAATTCTTCGACCAGAAGCCGCATCGGACGGCTCACCAGCGACTCGACGCGGAAGCTCTGAATCTCCGCCGGCGCCGCCGAGTTCAGAGAAACGAATCGCCCGGCCCGCTTCCAGCCGGTCCGCGTCGTGTCCGTGTCTGGTGACTCGTGACCGCAATGCGGGCAGCGGAAGCGGCACGACTCGACGGCCCGCGCAACGTCCCACGTCTCGTCATCGCGCCGCGCCGCGGCATCCCAGACCACGCCGCCGCGAAGCCCGGTCTCCTCGTTCTTGTCCAAGGCAAACGCGAGCGGGTGCACCTTGTGGCACGCCGGACACTCGGTGCTCCACTCCTGCTGGGTGCCTTGGCGGAAGCTCGTGTCCTCCACGTTGCCGGTCTCAAGGTCCATAATCGGCGCTTGGCTCGTGTTGTAAATTTTCGAGCGCCCCACCTCCTCGAAACGCGAGACGCGGGCGACGGCGTGGCCGTAAACCTCCTGCCACTTCGGAAGCCAAATCTCGTCGTTGATCTTGTAGCGGATGGACTGCGACTGCTGCGACGAAAGGTTCGCCGGGTTGAGGAGAAAGAAGAATCCGCCGAAGTAGATTTCCGTGGTCGTGCGGTGCGGCCCGACTCGCGGAAGCATCGCCGCCACCGGCTTGCACGATTCGAAGATCGGGTTCAGCCGTGACTTTGCATGCCTATCGATCATCTCGTCGGTTTGCATCGTCCACGAGATCGGCCCGGCGTCGTTGCAAATCAGCCACGGCACCCAGATGTCCGCCACGAGCGTGCCTCCAATCTGCACGGCCTTGCGGAAGTGAACGCGGCGCACGAGCGGATTTTGGAGCGCATCGAAGATCGGAATGAGCCACGGCGAGATCTTCACGTTGAACGGTCCGGGCGTGGCGTAGCTTTCGGGCAGGACAATGTGCTTCCGCGCCCACTCGTAAATCGGCGAGCGGTCGGGCTGCGGAAGGCGCAGCGTGGAAAGGAGCGCGTCGGAGGCGGTCACGCGATCAGGTGGAGCGCCCACGTTGAAAACGCTTCGCTCTGACTTATGCCGCGAGCTTTGCACCACGCACGGAACCGCGCAGCGACTTGCGGACGCACGCGCACCGTCACGGCGACGGGGAGCTGGTCAGGCGCGAGCGGCTTGCGCCCCGCGCCCTTGCGTTTGCCGCCGGCGGTCATAGGGCGACCGCTTGGTTGTTGTCGTTGGTGTATGTGCCGCCGTATTTGGCGATTAGTTTTTGGCGTGCCGCCCACGTCACCAAATAGACGCGGGTGCCGTCGAGTTGGGTGGCGAGGTATTGAATCCCGCGGCCTGCAAGCTCGATTGACGATTTTACGGTGTCGATGTCGGTGAAGTCGAAGGAAAGAGTTGATTTCATACCCGAGAGGATGAATAGCGTTTGATTGTTTGCAAGCACTATTTCAAAGAATCGCTTCACTCCCTCGACCGGTCCAGCGCCTCGGACTCGAAGGTCGCGATGTTTGCGTTTACGACCTCGCGGATCTCGCTGAGAATCACGCCGCCTTCGACGTTCAGCTGCGCGGCGTTCATGCCGACGCCGCGCGGTCCCAGTTCAATCGTGAGCTTGAGCCGGAGCAGTAGGTCCAGCTTTTGGCCGAGCGTGACCAGCATCGCTTCGACTACTTCCCGATCAATCACGTCGCCGGCCTCGCGCTCGTTTTTGGATCGGGCGAGGCGGATCTGCTCGCGCATGAGTTCGGCTTTGAGGTCGGCCAGTCCGCCCCCGCTCCCGCCTACGCGTCCAAGTCCGTGCGAGTCAGCCCATGCTTTGATCTCCTCAACGGTGCCGTCATTCGGAAACCCGTCGCGTTTCCGCCAATTCGTGATTGTTCGCACGTCAACGCCCATGCGCTCGGCCAGTTGCGTGAATTTTGGTTTTGGCGTCATGCGTCAAAAACGGAAGGTTGATAAAAAAACTTTACGAGGAAACTGCCTCTAGGTCAATTAACC